CTAATTTTTTGCTTCCTTAATGCGTTTAATTTTTCCATTTCCTAGATATAATTGATAACGAATCGCTCCTTTACTGGTCTGAAATTCAACCTTAGCTAGGGACGAATTACCCCCAGTTCGGTCAAATGTGATACTTTGTCCTGATGGTGCTTGAATTCCTTTAGGAACTGTCAACTTTTGACTGCCATTGCTAATCGTCTGCCCATCTAAGTTTAGACTAGCCTTTTGCTGACTGGCTACACTACGTTTTTGTGTTTCCCGATAGAGTTCTTCAAACTCCATAAAGAAAATCTGCTCCTCTACCGCCGCAAAAGTGGACTGGACAGAGTCGGACAAGCCCAAGGCAAGGATACTCACAAGACCCAAAACTAATAGACTTTCCAGCATGGTAAAGGCCTTAATCATTGACTTTACGATTTGCTCCTCCGTTTTTAGTATAGTATTCATTATAGGCTTTAGCCTGTTCAGGAGTAATACGCCCATCTGCTTGTAACTTGCTTAGGCTAGCATCTTCATTTTTATCCAAGCTATAAAGCTCTGCCTGGCTTTCTACCACCTTAACAACAGCAGCTTTTCCTTTGTCGTTGACTGCTTCTTTTTGCTTGGTCAGATTAGGTACAAAGAGTAATAGAAGCACACTGATGATGAGCAAGACCACCAACATCTCAATAAAGGATAGTAAAATTATTGATTTTTTCCATCTCATACATCTGCAATGAATGCAACACGAGATCACGATACTTCCAAGTTGATACTAGGTACTCAATGGTTTCCTGGTCCTCTATCTTGCATTCCATAAGTAACAATAGCTTGACCGTGTACTCATTTTTCAAAATCGGCGCCTGGTAAGTTACATCTATCCAATGTTCAAAACCTAAGTCTGTCTGCTCTACGCTTGCAAGTTTAATGTTCAAAATGTTCATATTTTCTTCCTCCTTACTTATCTATTCGTAAAAAAATAAAAAAGTAGTGAAAAAATCATTACTTTTTTTATTCTGAAACTACTTTCAGAGCAAACAAAAAAACCGCAAGCAAATGCCTGCGGTTTTAGTGTAATCTATTTGAAAGCCTTTCTGTTTTATTTTTCTTCTTTTGGTTTGTCAACGACGGTCACAAGACCATCTGGTTCGGTTTTGAATGCTGGATCTGTGTGAAGTTCACCATTTGCTTTTAGATAGTACCAGCCATCGCCTGACTTGATAAATTGCTTAGATAGCATATATCCATCTTTTTCTTCCATGAAGTACCAGGTTTCTCGATATTTTACCCATCCCTTAGCCATGCGCCCATCTGACTTGAAGAAATACCAGCGATTATTAAGGAACATCCACCCTGTGACCATTGCGCCACGCTTGTCGAGGTAGAACCAGTCTTTGCCATCATTAAACCAACGGTTAATTAAGCAATAGCCATGGTCATCAAAGTAGAACCATTCGTTATTGATTTGTTTCCAGCGGTTTGTAGGATAAGAGCCATCTGACTCCTCCCACCACCAGCCAGTGCCATTTTGTTTCCAACCAGCTTCAGATAGACCGCCTTCGATGTCTTTCTTGAACTGCTCACGACTGATGCCCCATTTAGCCAAATAAGGATAAGGGTCAACATGGTCAGAGTAGTTTCGAGGTTGATTATATGTGCAGTATTGATGTGTCTTGATACCTGCTAGACTGTCAGAGTCCAGCGTTTTAGGAATACCTGCTTCATCAGCAAGGTTCCGCAAAAGCTCAACGTAGAGCTTGTAATCACGCATGAATTCTTCCTTTGTTTCATGACTTTCAATAAGCTCAACTTGGCCGTATCCTTCAACGTTCCAGCCACCTCCTACGTCGTAAGCCCCCATGTCTGTATACCAGGTCTGCATCACACGGCCGTTACCTACAACGTGTGAGAAAAATCCTGAATCAACAGGACGGCGCATGTGGTAGTCTGCTTCATTTTGTGCCGTCGAGTTCGGGTTCCCTGTTGAATGGGCGTGAATCTGACGATAGGGTTGCTCTCCAACTTGCGGTAAGTCCGTTCTTAGTCTACTTGTATCAATATCCATTGATTAATCCTCCTTCGGATTTTTATACTCAAGCGCTTGCTTGCTGTCTGTGATACCACTTGTCGTCGGGTCGTTTACCACACCCAACAAGACAAGGATATACACGAATGTGTTCACACCGTCTTGGATATTCTTAGGAATATCTAATCCAAATTGCTGAGCCATCAAGAAGATTGCCCCAAGCAATGCAATGAGTGTCACTTTATTTTGTAGTCGTAATTTCCAGTTAATCATTTGTTATTTTCCTTTCTTTTTATGGCAATGTTGTTGGCCACGGTTCGTCAGTTATATACGAAACGGCACTTACGCGAATATCTCCGATGTCTCGGTCGGTTGGTATCCCTTTCTCAAATGTCATGTGCATGAAATTTGAATCGGATTTCCCTCCCAAATACCAAATTCCATAAATTTCACCTTTGTCATTAAAAATGTTACCGATTAGTGAATTTTCGGAACGAAATCCTTCCGGTATGTCTCCTGGGCCAAGCACTCTAGCTCCATTCGTGGATTGCCCTGAAAAACCGTTACCATTTCGTCGGACAATTCCAAACCAACCCCATTCTAAACCTCCGAATTGATAAGAAACTAGGTTGTTCACACGCCTAATTTTAATAAACGATGTTCGACCACCTACAGTTAATTTTGATAACGTCCTAAGTGTTCTCCAACCAGTGTCACCGATTAGGACCTTCCAGCCTGTGTTACCATTTCCGCTCTCTTTAATCCATTTCAGAGCGCCATTCGTGGCATTAACATCCACATAGGTGGTCCCGATTTCGGCAGTGATACGCCCCTCTGGTGAGCCTGTACCGCGGATTTCATGACCTACGTTCTCTGGTACTGGTAGAGTGACCCTGTTGCCTCCTGTAATACTTAAATCATTACCTGTTAATGTCAGCTGAGGCTTTGGGATTTCAGATTTTTTGGCATAATCAGCAAGCGACTGATGGGCAGTCAAGTAGTGCTTGGCTTCAAGTTCTTCATGCGTCACAATCTGAGAATAATCAATCTCAGTCGCTTCGTGCATTTCTTCTTTCGTTGCAAAACGTGTCCTGATATCCTTGATATCCTTACCAATTTCCGTTGCTAGATTTTCAAGGTTATTCATGGTTATCACGCTTTCGCTTGGTTGTAGACTGTTACAAGGTCAAGATTGGCAAAAGAGTCAAGTCGTGTGCCTAAATCTGAAATCTTTTGAACAACTGCGTTTTCAGTGCTTCCACTCATGCTGGCAATCTTCTCAGCAATCTCTTTAAGCGTATCAAGATTTTCAGGGACTCCATCGCCTAAAATTTCGTTCTTGACAGCAGTCTTAGCTTGTTCAATCAGTTGTGTTACTGTCGCATTGTCAACCTTTCCATTAAGCAGTTGTTTCAATTCCTTGATATCGACCCCAACTGCTTGAGCGAATGCCGTTAATTTTGTTGTATCCATGTTATACCTTTCCTAAATTGTAGTAAAAAAGCAAGTCAGGGAACTCCTGACTCACTGTGCCGTCGCTACCTACAGTTCTTCCTGCAAGCTGCTTCTTAACTTCTTCTGCTATATCCAACTCTTTTAGAGCATGGATTTCTTCAGAAACTAAATTTTTATCCGATTTTGTAATTCGGATCTGAGTCTGGTCATCGCTGGGAAATACATACCCTGCCACGCAAATTTCGAGCTTGTACGTTCCTTCTGGCAAAATACCATCTAGATTAAATACTACTGATCCATTCATGACAGTCAAAGTATGCTTCCACTGTTCTCCGTCTTTTGTCAGCGTGATTTTCGCCTCCTGCCCATCGAGCGATGGGATAGGATCTTTATTTTCATCGAGCAATTTAAAGCCAAAAGATGAACTTAAATCACCCTGTTTTACACGAAAACCACCGTCGAACTGTTCCAAATTAGTTGTGTTTAGCTTTCGCATCTAAACCTCCTCAATTTGCCCCTTCGATTTCATCCATACGATCATTCATGCGAACCATCTCTTTCTGAATATCGCCGACCGTATGAGTGATAGTGGTTAATTCTGTAGTGGTTTTTTCCAAATGAGTCATCAACCGTTCTTCTCGTCTGTTAGAATCAGCCTTTGATTGCTCATGCAAATCCATAATCTTCTTCTCTCGCTTGTCCGAGGTCTTGATTAGATATCGAATTATGAGGAAGAAAAACACGATAAATAAAATCGCCCACACAAACTGACTGTGAGCGATTTTTTCTGCTTCTTCAATCGGCAATGTTATACCTCCTTTATCTATACTTCTTTCAGATTAAATTTCAAGCCACGGAATTTGCTAGCAACTCCAGGACGATTCTTGGCTGTAATTCGATAAAATCCGACATCAAGCGCAGCTCCATCTGATAATGAATGTCCATTTGACATCACAATCACGTTGTCTCCAAAATAGCGGATAATTGACGGTCGTTCAATGTAAATCGAAACCTCAAACATTGTCTTTGTTTGAGCAGAATTTAGTTGTCCTTCTAAATCAAATCCGTCAGTTCTTCCAATGAATTTGACTTCATCCTGCTCATCTGTTAAGTAATCTGAATAGTTCAAATCTGACACAACTTTGTTATTTTGATATCCAACTTTGCTAGATTCTGAAATCACAACCGTCTGATGTATTAGTTGACTTGCTAAGAATTCTGCCCCTTTTTGATGGCCTAGATTCCCAAAGTGACACATATCAGGACTTAATTCCCTAATCTTATATTCTGAATTATTCAAAATATTTCGTGTCCCTGCATTATAATCAATAAATGGCAATCCTAATTCTGCAGCTAAATCCTTCTTGATGTTGTCGGCTATAGCGTTAATCTTCGAACCAAAACGCTTATGATTCTCAAATTCAGCTTGAGTGCTCATTAATACAGGTTTAATCCCTTTTGCCAACAAACGATTGATAATATTGATATGATCGTCACGGAACGATTTAATCTTACTTGCATCATATACCAGGTCATTGATGCCCATCGTAATAAATGCATAGTCAATTGATTCAGGTATCGGAGATAGAACGGCATCCAAATTTTGACGAAGCCAATTAATTGTTTTTCCTGAGAAACCTCGATTATAAAACTTATGGTTGAATGAATAACCTTTTTGATTATTTACAATGTTATTTAAAATCTCAGTGTAGCTGTTAGGTTTTTCAACCAAACTTTCAAGAACGTTTCCGGTATAATTGGATGTTCTTAGTGCGTCGGTTGTACTATCTCCTAAAGTCACAATGACAGTTTTTTTAGTCTGCAGGTCGATTTTGAGCTGCTCTAATGTGATTATTGACTGAGCAGAAGCCAACTTATCGATGTTAACAAAATTTCTTTCGTGAGATATATGCCGAATTTCATCAAAATATATTTCCGCAATTTTGATTAGAGATGCTGTTTTTGGTATTTCAGTTCGTCGGTATTCTGCATAAGAATACATGGTCGTAAGCTGAAAAGTTTTAGTGTCTCTATCGAACAATAACAAGCGTCCGAAAGGTGAATCAAACGTCAGTTCAAAGTCATCAATACCATCGATGAAGTAACCATCGCAAGCGATGATAAAATTATTTCCCTCATGTTTACCTTTTAACGTTCGTGTTTTTGGGTCAAAAATAATTTGACCTTGGATCACTGTACCCCAATCGGCATCTATATAGTCACTTCTCTCACCAATTTTCAATCCAATAGTCTTGACGAAAGGAGAAGATTGTGGATACACAAGCATCTCGTTGTACAAAATGGCAAGAATGGTTTCTCTATTACCGATGTTGCTAACATTTCCAAGATTTCTCACATACAAATCTTGAGTTTCGTCGTTATATATTACATATTGGCTAATAGTTTCTTTTGGAAGAGATGTTGTTAAATTCTTAGTCACTCCAAATTTCCGCTTTCCTACTTGCACCCAACTTCCACTGGTTAATGTTACTATAGAATTTTTTGCATCGATTGTTAATCGTCCTGCTATCATTAAACCAAACCCCATACGCTCATCTAATTTAGCGTCTGTTACAGATCCGTTAACAATATTAGCAGAGCTAACAGCATTATTTCCAACAACTGCCACTTTGGTTCCAGCGATTTGCTCTCGTGCGTCTTGTGCTAACATTGCCCAAGTAACTTGCGCAGTACCATTCTTATCAACTTTGTCATTAATAAGTTGACTGACTTTTTGATTAGCAGCATACGCATTAGCATTTATGCTCAAAAGATTTTGCGAAAGTGTGTCAAATCCACCTCTAGCCTTTGCCACTTCCATATTTGCATTGCCCTCTCTTGTGGCATTCTCATATGTAACTTCAATAGCTTTCGCAATCGATTCACGAACGTCAGCGCCTCTCGTTTTCTTCCTAATACCATCAACTAGTATATTGATGTTCTTAGTGTTTGGCAGCGGTGATGTGTCGTCGTATAGATTCAAACGTCCTGTTGCTTCTTCTGTTGTCATTAACTTCCTCCTAATTCATTTCTAATTTTACTGATTTCAGCTTCTAAGCCTCTAATTCTTTCTGCATTCTCAGGCTTGTGTTCATTTCTCAAGCGTTCTAGTTCACTTGTTAAAGTCAAGAATTTTTCACGCTTATTCTCAATATCTTGATCCGCTTTGACTCGTTCAATCGACTCAATTGCTTCTTGAGTTTGAAGTTGATAAGCAGATAACGATTGAGACCTAGAACCAATTACCAAGTCTACACTTTGAGGGTTTAAGATATCAATCTTTTTCTCAATAATTTGCAAAGTTTCGACACCTGAAAGTGGAGCATTCAAAATTGGATGTGTATTCCCGATTTTGAATTTCACATACCTTGAGTCAATCAAATATCGCTCCACTGCTGACACTGTCCACTTGGCTAAAGCGATTTTTTGATTTTTAAGGTATTGCAATCCTCGATTTTTCAAGACTTGAGGATTATCAATTTCCGTCCAAATAACAGGCTTTCTGATGATTCCAAACTTAGCTACAAGTTCAGCATCTTCAAGCCATATCTTACCACCGTTGACCGATGAGATATCGATTTGCTTTCTGGTTACATCAGAACCCTGCTCCTCTTTTTCAGTTCCCTTACTCGGTTTCTTGGTATTCTTCTCATCTGCTCCAATCGGCATGATTTGAGTAGCTATACCATCGAATGAAATCTCTCGAGAAGCTGATTTGATATTTCGCCCAAGTTGAATTGGTGACTGTTGATTTTGGCCGATAGATGTAGTCCAATCTAGATACAATCCATCACTCGCTCTTCTCAAAGTCAGATAACCTCCAATATTCGCTATGATACGCTCTCGAATTGTATCCCATGTGGATTCATATCCAAGATAGCGGAAAGGCTTGTCTGTCAAGCTCTTGACAGTAACAGAACCAAGATAGATTCGCTTGTAATCTTCTACTTGCGCATTGTGCTGACTTAGGATTTCTCTCAAGTACGCTTCAGCACCAGTATTTTTCAGTTTTTGAAAATGTTGTGTGCTATCGTGCAAGAAAGATAGAAAATCTTCACAAACAACCTCTTGGACGAATCCTGTACTCGTCATTTTATTTGACACACTCAAGACCCTGCCCTCGAATTCGACTTCCTCGTCATATAAATTGACGACCTGGACAATCGATTGAAAAGGGATGATTTTTTGATACAAATCGTTTTGCATCGGAATCACGAAAGTGAATTCATTAATTGCATTCTGCGCTTGTTTGATAGATCCTGAAAGGATTTTATTTCCTTGTCGAGAATATGGACTATGAACGACCTTCTTTTTTGTAAAATCGGTATCCGATAACATCTCTCGAAAAGAGTTCCAGAAATATACCTCAAATCCACCATTCTTCATGCCATCACCTCAGCGTTAAATCTCAATGATATCGAACCATTTCCCTTAGCAGTAAAACGATTCATACCTGGTTTCATAGATAAGACGAAATCTGTATTTTCACCTTTCTTAAACTTGTATGTTTTACCTTTCTTATCGATAAGGCTTATGTCGCTGCTACAAATAACTGTCGGACTAACAGATGTATCTCCACCGTTGATGAAAAATATTTCATTTTGGCCATTAATCTGCCATTTCGTCCAATTCGAGAAATCATTCTCGAAATCAAATGTATCCCAAACATCGTCGAAGTAATTATCAACATGAAATGCGAATGGATAGCAAATGAAGACGATTGTAGCAATCAAATGCTTCTTCAAAGGAACATCTGTCACTTTAATGCTCTTGACCTTTCCAAGCCAGTAATATCGCCTATCGTGAGTGTCAAAAAGCTGACTATCAGATTTCGTGGCCATACTAGATTTGATAAATCGCTCAGCCAATTTCCTGTCAGGATAGTCTTTATTTGGAAGTTTGAATTCGTATGTGATTTCTCGTCTATCAAAGAAGACTTCTCCGAGCACGTCAGAGAAGTCTAAAACACCTTGTAGGTAAGGGATTTGCTCCACAATCTCCTTCTTATCAGGAGTAGGAGCGTCCCTGCTTTGAAGATACCAACCGGCATCTTTGCTATTAAAATCACCGAATTGGATATATTCCTTAATTTGAGTAATCATGATAATCGATGCCGTCCTCTCAATGTCTGAATGTTTCCTACTGCTTCATCATAAGCATAAGCAGTACGGCCGACAAGTTCGCCTGTATCCAAGACCATCATCTGGCCTTGTGCTACTTGCTCTCTCAACTCTGACAAGCTATCAATCACATCAGATAATAAGCTTGTAGAATGAGCGATATAGGCTTCTTGTCTGCTAGATGTTTCATCTTTTGGTGTCTTACCTCTCAAGGTTTCAACTTTCAATTGACTTGACATGGTAGCAGTCGCACCAGTCAAGAGGTTCTTAGATTTCAAGCTAAAATCATTCACATGATCACGAATAGCATCCAAATGTCCTGTGACCTTATCCATTGACGAATTAAGACCGTCTGAAATGCCTAGGCCAATCTGCCAGCCAATATCAGAGTAATCGTCGTTGATTACGTCCTGAATAGTCCCTGCCATTCTTGAAATGTTATCCATGACATTTCTCCAACCAGCCTGAATACCTCGGTTCAAACCAGTCATGAGAGCTGAACCATTCTCGATAAGCAATCTTTTGTCATACGAAACAGGCCCTTTATGGTCTTTAATCCATTTAGCCATATTTGAGACACTAGAAGTAATCTGAGACCAACCTGAGTCAATCCCAGACTTCAAACCAGACATGAGAGCTGAACCGTTTGCATGAAGGTTAACTCCTTGGCCGATTTGAGAAAGAGTGCTGTTAGCTGAATTCACAAACCCTTGAGTGGCGCTAACGAGTTGCTGACCAGAAATTCTCCAAACTGCAACCATCTGACTTCCATTGTTACGAACACTTTGCACAATTGATATCATGCCATTGTTCACTACAACAAGAATTTGAGCCATGCTTGCTTGCATGCTTGTAGCCATTAATGTTCCAGCCGTTTTAACTGCCGTTGCCAGAATAAGGAATGACGCCGGTGCGCTTCCTGTAACGACTGACAAGTTAGAAATCAAGCCAGGGAATGTTGCTAATGCACCAGTTGCTATCGTAGCAGATTGAGCAAACATCATCATTCCATTGCTGAGAATAGTCATACCACTTCCGACTGCTGACAAATCAGAGCCATATCCTGCTATTTTGCCAACACCTAGAGCAACTGCTCCCAATGAAGCAGCCATATCGCCAAGACTGGTGTTAGTGATCATCACGACACCCTCTGCCAAAGCCTTGAAACCTTGACCTGCTTTGAGTGCAGAATCTCCAACGGATTGAATAACCCTAGATATCGCATCTAGAATATTGGACAATCCACCGCTTAGAGTCTCGATAATTTTACTTATTGCATCTACGAATGTTGAAATAGCAGGTGCACACACTCCTAGAGCCAATCCGAAGGCAGCAACACCAACAGATGCAACTAGCAGTCCTGCTCCAAAAACCAAAGCACCGGCACCTGCCACCAAAGCTCCAGCCCCTAGAACAAGCAATCCTGCTCCTGCTACTAGTGCTCCCGCACCAAGAACAAGCATTGAAGCACCTAGAGCAACAAGAGCAATCGAAGCTGTCAAACCATATTCTGAAATAACAGGTAATTGCACCGCTAACAGCGCTAAACCAACTGAAGCAGCATATACTCCAACCCCAATCAATGCTATTGCTGCGCCAAAGGCTAAAATACCAACTGCTCCTGCTGTCAAAGCAGGACCTAAAAAGGCGAATACTGCTGCAAGTGCAGCGATTCCAACAGCCAAACCGACCATCGTTAGAATTGCTCCTGCACCAGCGCTTGATAATTGGATAGCGGCTTGAACCAAAAGATAGATTCCTGTTGCTGCAAGTAACACACCGGCTCCAACCATCAATAGACCTGCTCCTAATTTCAAGACAGAGCTTGCAGCTGCTCCTGCACTTGTTCCAACTGCCGTATTTCCAGCGCTCATAGCTGTACTAGCAGCCGCATTTGTTGCTTGAGCGGCGGCGAGGCTAAGAGTATTGCTAATCAATGAAACAAGATTTTTCCCAAAATCAAAAGCTGATTTGAGACCTCTTGCGATTGTAAGGCCTGTTTTAATTCCTTTTAGAGCAACCGCGAAACTAACAACGCCCGTAATCAATGCACTCCACATGTCTGGACTAATCGATTGAGCAAGTTTTGAAAACCAACTGACAAGAATTGAAATTCCATTCACGATCTGCCCTACTGCTGTACCAATCGTTTCCCATGAAATAGCTTCTCCTAGATTTTGAGCGACCTCAGTAGCGGCTTCAGACAAGTCCTTGAATGCACTATATGCACTATTTATAGCGCCTGTCTCAGCAAAAGATTCTATGACAAATTGAAATCCTCTAGCCAATTCTTGAATAACAACATTTACGAATGTAATTACATTGCTAATCCCTTGAAGTAAATCCTTGAATCCATTTCCTTCACTGGTCAATTCACCAAAGAGCGACTGGATTGTCACGACTACATCTCTGAAAGTATCCTTGATAACATCAAATGCACCATCATCCACTCCAATCCCTGCGAATAATGACCTGAATCCTTGTTCAATCTTAGGACCAGCTTCAGCTATCGCTACTTCAATAGCATTAGGGAGTTGACGCATGATATTTCCCACCATTGGCACGAAGTTCCCAAGAAGAAAAGTTGAGGTAGTAGAAATGAGAGTCTTAAGAGATGGACCGATATCCTCACCAAGTGAGAGGTTTGCCAAGAAATTGGATGCAGAAGCCTTCATTGCAGAGAATGAACCACTAAAAGTAGTTTCAGCCTCTTTTGCTGCAACTCCTGCGACACCTAGCTCTTGTTGAACCAGGTCAATCGCTTCAACGACATCTGCGAAGTTGTTGATATCAAACTTCTTGCCCATTGCTTTCTCGAGCTTGCTGGCATCTTTAAGAAGTCGTTGCATTTCTTGTTGGGTCCCGCCATAGCCTAGCTTCAAATTGTCCAGCATGGTGTAATTCCCTTTGGCAAATCCTTGATAGGCCATCTGAATTGAACCAATGTCCGTACCCATTTTAGCTGAGTTGTCGGCCATAGCCATGATTGCCTTATTGGCTGACTCAGCAGCCTTAACTGCGTCACCTCCGAGAGCTTGCTTCAAGCTGGCACCAAAAGAAACGGCCTGCTCAGCGTAGGTATTAGCTGAAATCCCTGCAGATGCTGCAGTAGTAGCATATTGCTTCATAGTGTCTTCAGCGCCATGATAGAGCGTATCAATACCACCAAAGGACTGTTGGAGCTTGGCTCCTTCGTCCAGGGCGGTTGAGAATACACCTTTCATAGCACTTCCCAAAGACTGAACCCCAGAAATCAGAGCACCGCTTACGATATTAGCTCCAAGGACAGATTTGAAGACCGAACCTAATTGTGTACCACTTTCAGCCAATCCTCCGACCATACCTTTTAGACGTGCGACTCCTGATTGAGCTTTGTCGCCATCCATATCAACTTGAATGACAACCTTACCATCTGCCATCTTGTTACCTCCTTCCTATTCCATATCGTAGTCATAATCATCATCTTCATCATCATATCCTTCAGAATCAGGCAAGGCATACTCTTTCTTTAACTTCATCATTTCATCGATGTAAGCTTGAGAGTCGCCTTTCCGTGGCTTGTACTTCCTGATTTTGATGACTTCAACGAATTTAGTGCCTTCTGGCAATCCTGATAACAGGGCATTGAACTTCTTCCAGTGCAATTTCCCTCTTTCTTCAAGCAAATCAATGCCGTATGCTTGCATGAAACTTGCATAAATGAAATCACCGTCAAGTGAAATATCATAAACAGGCGGTTCGTTGCTTTGAGTAGAAGGCTCTTTTCGCATCACATTTCCGGCCAAATCGTACTCGACCGATACATCTTTCAGTGATTTTAACTGGATGTGTTCCTCGAAAACCTGTTGGAAGATATCCATAGCATCTTCAATCGAGAACGACCCAAAGCCATCTCCTGTAAGCATTTTTAAAGCAAAAAAAGGCTTAACCTGTTCTGGTATTTCTTCATCACACCACATTTCAAAAAGTCTAATGATGTTATCAAAGGACATATTGAGAGAGTAGACCTTATCACCAATAATCAACTCATCTGTTAATTTTCGTGATAGATCCAGCATAATTAACCCTCTAAATATTTCTTGATCGCTTTTTCAGAATGTCGGTTTTCAAATTCGGTAACAATGCCACGGATGGTTTGAATCAGATAGTAAATTGTGTCTGTTGTTGTTTCGCCTGAGAATTTATAGACTTTATCAAAGGCTTCTTCATCGAACAACTCTGTCCAACTATCTTTAGATGCTTTGTAAGCCTCTTTGAAAGCTGACTCATCATCTGCTTCTTCCAGTTTTTTAGCACGTTTTTCCATGTTCTGACCGATTGTCTTCATGCGTTTGATGTTCTCATCATTCGCCACATATTCAAGTTGAAACTCCCCAAAATCAACAGGAATGATATTGCTTAGTTTTTTAATTACAACCATTTTTTTCTCCTTTCAAAAAAAAGAAGACAAGGCGAAAATCGCCCTGCCACTATTCAGGTAATACGTTTGATTTTTTAGGTTTGCGAGTCCAAACTACTTTAAATTTGATTTTTTCAAGCTCAGAAGCTTCACCGTCACCGATTTCAATCTCAGAAAGACGAGCTAACCCTTCTTTTTGAGTTTTACCATCAGATGAAATTTCTTTATACCAAACGATGAGATCATCACCAACCTCATCTTCTTTATCTGCTACAAAGTTTTGAGCCTTATCTGAGTAATCGCGGTGCCCTTCAAATGTACGGCCTCGTGTCTTTGAAACAATGATGTTCTCTTTAGTACCATCACCGTCAAAGTATGCTGCATCGTCATCTTCTTCATTATTTTCAGGAGAGGATGATTTAATCCCTTTAGCGATCCACATATACGCTTCTTTTCCTGGTACTGTTTCAGGATTTTCAGCGCTATAAGGGCCGATGTAGTGTTTTCGTAGTGCGTTTTTGTTCTTTGGCATTTATTCTTTCCTTTCGATTTCGAGATTTGCTGTGACATCCAGCAAATAAGTATAAAAGCCTTGTTCGTCCAACTCGTTCAAATACGGTTTCTTGACTTCAAGGCCTAAATAGTTATATGAATTATTCTTGCTCGGTAATTCCAAGCCGATTTTTGATAAGGCAGTGTTAATCTGCCATAGAGTGTTATCAATTAGTTTCTGGTCTTTTGACTTGATTGCAATCTCAAAAGGCAGGTCCACAATCTGCGTTCCTGCCATGTCCTCTTCTACCACATCCCCACCAGGAAGCGGATAAATCACCAATCCCTCATGCTCGTCTAAATAGCCGTGTTTTGAGGGGATTTGGGTTTGAACACTTTTGATATGCTCCAATAAGACCTCTGAAAAGTCATTTTCGTGCATTATTTAACTCCCATCGCTTTGGCACCAACCTCTGCCCAATTCTTAGCATATAGAGCTGAGGCTTTCTTGTCCCATCTCGGTCCAGTTCCAGGTGTTGGTTTTTGGCTCAATAGCTTCTCTTTATTCGCAAAAAAGAACTTTCTTTGTTTTTCTGAAAAGAAACCTTTCCGCTTCTTGCCATAATAGAGCAATCTAGCGTAAGGTGTCGCATAGATAACCGAATCTTGTCGAGCATGTCCGCTTGCTCTCAGTATTCCTTTTCTTTTTGGAACAAATGGATCCATATCCAATAGCATTTGGTTAGCAATAGCTAACTTCCCTTTTGCTAAATTTTGAGGAGATACTTTCTTCTCAATACCTTTTAAGTCAATCTTTACACTAGCGCCACCCATCAAATCACCTCGATTTCATAAGCTAACAACTTCTTAGTAAAAGGGTGGTATTGTGGAATAATATCCTTGACAACATAACTAGTCTCGTCTTCCTCAACGATACCACCAACGAAACTCTTATCGAGTTCCACTGGGCAGTATTTAGGATAGACAATTACAGTAGATGAGTTCCTTTCACTACGATGGTTACCAGTCCCAGAGTGAGAGAAGGTTCTGTCGAACTTGCAAGGGGATAAATAAAGAGGGTCAGAGTATGTCTCTTTCCCCCAGTCATCTTTCCCTTCGACCTTCTTAATCGTCAAAGAGTCAGGTAGCATTCGTTTATCTATCATAATCAACCCTCGCAAAGCCAAATCCTGCCATTCTTAGCCAGTTTTCAGCATCTCTCGATAAATTATACCTTTCAGCTAAAGAAAGCGAACCTGAGCCATTCTGAGAGCCTGTGCGATAGCTTACTGATGTCCGTCCTACTGACATGCTCGCAATAGATTGTCTATCTTCCGCAGTCATGATGCCTGAACTGTCCAAGTAAGCAATCTGAAAGGCTGTGGCACGTTTGACAGCCTTCTTTCTTGCCTCAATATCGGTATCAAAACTATTCATAGAGTAGAAATCTCTAGTGTAAGCATCGATAGTCATTTCCGCTCGTTGTAGCAACTGGTCAAAATTTTCAACCGAATCAAAACCTAAACCTCTGAACTCTTCTCTTGTTAAGTAGGTCATGACAACACCACCTTACATTAAGAAGTCGGTTGATTCAGGAACTTCTGGAACTGGATCTGTAAGTCCTACAGGTGCTACATCTGGCTCGATACACTCAAGCCATTCTTCACCAAAGTGCGCAGTTGAGCGTCTGTTGATTTCATCCGCTTCAGCAGATGTCATTTCATATACAATCCCTGCATCGAATTGTTGCCCTGTTTTCTCAACATAAAAATTAGTTTTAGCTTCAAATTTGGCCATTTAACACCTCCAATAATTCATCTTTGGTCTTGTTTGAATAGCCCTCAAACCCTCGCTCTTTAGCCAGAGCTTTCAACTCTGCCAAAGTCATGTCCGAAAGCGAATAAGTGGCCAAAATTTCTGCGATTTGACCATCTTCAATCACTTCTTCAAAGCCATCAGCGATTAGCTGAGCTTCTAGCAAGCTACCTTCTTGTACTGTGTAGACTTGGTTCATTTTTTCGTACTTACGCATTTTCTACCTCCTTATTAAGCAGATTTGTGAGACACATAGACACCATCTTGTTTCGATTGCAAGACGAAAAGGTCATGATACAAACGGTTTTGATACAAGTATCCGTCTCCTTCTGTGTGCTGACCAGGAGCGAACAGATAGATTGAGTTGAATTTAGCCTTAGCAATGATTGCTGGCTTAGCCACGATCAAGAAGTTAATGTTTTTACCGTCTGAAGCCTTAACAAAGCCTTCTGAGAAATCAAACTTAGTCTTGAAGCGTGCATCGTCCCAAACTTCGATAAGCTGAACTCCGTCAAGCGAAGTGACACGAGTGTCGATACCTTGAGGTGATGTAGTAGCGATTGAGCGTGTGAACTCTTTAGAGCGTTCTAAGAAGTCCATAACCTCGCTAGAAACATACATAACGATGTTTTGAGCGCCATATTTGCGAACTGGCAAAAGTGCAGCCTTCAATTTAGTGTAGACATTCACTTCTGATAGGTCATCTTCAGACTTGAAGTGACTGTTTGTGATAGCTTCTGTAGCAATTTTAGAGAAGCGGTAAGCGTCCACTTCTGGAGTAGCGTGTTCGGTGATGAATGTATTAGATACATTAGCAGCTGAAAGCTCTTGGTTCGTTTCGTCTACGTCTGCAGCATCCACAAAGAACTCGACGTCACGGTCAAATCCGAGCGTATAAACTTTCTTGTCGTTTGAAACTGTACCAGAATTGTAACCTTTAGATCGAGTGTGTGCTTTATAACCAGTAACTGAAATTGTAGGTAATTCAAACGACTTAGCACCCAACCAGTTTACTTGTGGTGTTTCCAAAATGCTTGTAAGTGCACCTTGCATCAATTTCTTTTCAAATGTGCCTTCATGTTTAGTAATATAGTTGATTGTCATTAATTGTTCTCCTGTTAGTTATTTAATCCCAGAGCCTTTAAGAAGGCATCTTCTTGGTTCGTTCCAGCTGATGGATTTCCTCCAGCTGAAAATGTCGGTTTTTTCTCCTCGGTCTGCTCTACTCGACCAAACTGAGGGTATTTCTGTAACACTTGGCCGATTGCATCTTCAATAGATACCTCATCAGATACCAAGCGAGCAGATAGAGTGATGACGTCATCGACAGAATCTGCATTTACTCCCAAGGTCAGAGCTGATAGTTTCGCTTCCAGATTTTTCTTGTCTGACAAAGCATTTTCTAACTCTTTCTCTTTAGCAGCAAGCGCTTCTGACTGTTTCTCAGCCTCGCTCTTTTGTGAGTCTTTCCACTCTTTGAGTTGCTGGAGTCCTTCTTTAGCGCTCTTGAAATTTTCAAACCCTAGGTCTTTGAAGATTTTCTCTTGTGCTTTTCTTGACTCCTTAGCGACAAGGCCAGTCACTTCTTCTTGAGTGAATGTCTTGATAGGTTGCTCTTGAGTTTGTGACTCAGTATTTTCTCCAGTATTGGCTGACTGGTCAGCTTGTGTTTGAATGTCTTCTGCCATTCTTCTGTCCTCCTAAAATTAGGTATTATCTTCCGTTCTTTACCGACTGCGGATAAAGTCAAGCAAAAAACCGTATCGAATTCGACACGGTTTATAGTGGTTTATAGCAATTTATTGCATGAAAAAAGCGCCTAGAGTAAACTAAGCGCTAATAGTATTGTACTTCTGTTTTAGACATGATGTTTGACAATTTTTGACCGTCAATATCTAAGTTCACTAAGTCATCAAGAGAGGACAATACATATGTTTGAGCTCCTATAGAGACCTGGATGTCCGTTGCAGAATTGGGCAAGATAGCACAATCTTGTCCTTTGTAGACAAAAGAAGCGTCCCAACCATTGTCATATAACGCTTGTAAATCATCTAATATCGCCATAATATATCTAGGTTCTCCTCTCTTTCATTATTTGTTAATTCTCTAGTTGTTCTACTGATAAACTTGCCGTCATCATCAAACACAAAGTCGTGAACATGTTCGCCTTTTTTACCGTAAGGATGTTTATCTGGTTGCTTATGATTAGTGAAATGTATATCTTTTACTTTGTAGCCCCTATCATCGTAATAGGTTCTACCAAGTACATCTCCATTCGTTGCGTTGTGTTGAACTATACTATTTGGCTCTCCAGCCTTTCCTGGAGGTGTATGTCCTACTGTAACCCCTGATACACTTACTATTTTACCACTTTTTACAGCTTTATCAAGTTCTGCACGCTTAGTAGCAAGCTCTCTAGCTTTCTTTTGTTCTTCTCTAAGCTTAACCTCTTGCTTAGCCTTTGTGTAAGGGTCGTCATAGTATTTCTCTCTAGCTTCATTACGTTTCAGGAAGGGGTGCTTATCGATATAATCTTTCAAAGCAGCCTTTTGAGTGCCTATCTTGCTCTTGTACTTGTTTATCAGATCATCATCGCCCAATTTCTCAGCGACGTGAAGTTTTTCTTTGTTTGCTCTGATAGACCGTTCTAGAGCTCTCTGCTTAGCTTCTGCGTTAGCATTCTCTATCGCTTGTTCTGGGCTAACCGAGTCGACGTCCTCGCCCAAATCGGGCTTATAATTGGCTCCTGGGATGAATGGGGTAAGCATGTGACCGCAGTTAACGCCCAAACAGCCTTCTGGACGACCGTATCCGTAATCAGACAAAGCAAGAATATGCTCTCCATGCTCCGTTCTAGCGTGACCAGTTGTTACTACATGATGTTGCAGAGGCGCGCATGACTTACGAGCTGATGACTTCTTTGAGAAATAGAAGGTATCGATACCTAGCTCTTCAGCTGGTCTAGTTCGCATTTCTCGATAAGTACGATAGGTTGTCGTCTTGATAACCGTCCGTGCGTAGTTGTCAATCTTCCAGTTACGCCCAGCTCTATCCTTGAAGCCCTGAAAACCTTTCTCTTGCCATTGCATGACCGTATCAGAGATAGCCTTATCAGCAGTAGAAAGACCGGTAACTACTCTAGCGACAGATTGTTCAACAATGCCTTTATATGCGCCAATTACAGACATCGGCAACGTAGTATTGATTAAGTTGTGGATATCTCCGACAGCTTGACTAGCATAATCGGCAAGGATTTCTTGGATATAATTGCTATTTCCTGCAGATCCATGCCCTAAATCTTCTAAAAGTTGCTGTTTTGTGTCCGTGTAGAGCTTCAAACCCTCATTTTCGACGATGTAGCGTAGTTGTTCTTCAGCTACTCCAGAATATTTAGAAATTAGCTTCAGGTTCTCCTCGTTCAACATGTGCATCTGTTGCATCTTTTCGAGTTGCCAGATGTATGGTTGCTTATCGAGATAGACCGTGCCTCGTTCAGTCACACGTTCGACCACGTTATCAAATAAATCCAAGGCTAGCTGATGATAGATGTCTGCGACATTGCTTGCTTGAAGTAGCAGTTGCTCGTCATTGAATTGGATTGGTGGTCTTTTTTTTGACATTTAATCACTCTCCGTACAAGTCGATGTCCTCTTGCGTTCGCTGACTGTTAGCCGTGTCCATTGTTTCCTGGTTGATTGCTCGAATCATCTTCTTAGCATCAACTTCTGACATATTGAAAGCCTTTTGAATAGCGTGAGCCTTGCTGACAATGCCACTGGCCAAAGCCTTAGTCCAATAATCAAGCTCATTGTTCTTGTCAGTGAATACTCCGTCATCGAGATTGATTGCAATCTTCTCCATTTGAGGAATCGGGCCGTTGTATAGACCGTAAAGGCTGCCGAGCTCACAGATTGAGATAATCAACTCTTTCAAAGACTGCTCAACCAAGCTTACAATGCTGTTTCTCATTTGATAGGTATCCGAGTTTTCAGAAACGACCTCTGTCGCAGTCTTCAAGCTCTGCCCGTCAAATGTAAACATTCCAGCCGATACACCTAGGAGCATTTCAAAAAGCGCTAGACCTTCGTTAATGGTCTTGATGTAATCATCTGCCCTGATTGCCGTTGTCAGGTCTGTGATTGTTCCACCATCCATAGCACTAGCAGATAAGCGTAAGTAGACATTTTGCTCAGCATCAAAGCGCTTGACAAATTTGACATCTCCGCCCTGGTTAACCATTCGAGTATCCGCTAAATCCTCAGGAATAGCCACTCGACGTTGACCCATCTTGACTTCCCACTTAAACTCGTCATAGGTCGTATTGATGAAATCAATCGTGCTCTTGGCATTATCGAAGATAGATAAGCCTAGAGGTGAATTGATGTCTTTGTTATTCATCCCTGGAGGTTTGAGATAAGAAAAAAGCGGTCTTGTTAGACCGTTTAGTTCAACTTGTTCTTCTAAATCCTCATAGACTTCTGCTAAAGGCACACGTACACCTACTTGTTCAGAGCTTTCAGACCTGTATAGCTCGTTTGAAATGATGTATTTCCCATCTTTCGCCCATTCGTGAAACTCAATCAAGGTGTAGTAGATGTTCTTCTGACCTGAAGCCTTAATCGTCTTAGTGACAATAGCAGCACTTGAAATGTCCTGCGTGTTAGATTGTAGCGGTAAAAAGACTGGTGCTTGAACGAATGACACTCGCACTCGTCCATTATCCACATAAGGCCTCATGGCAAGACCACCCAAAGCAAGACAACTCTCAAGATAGCGCTCAAAATTCTTGTTAAAGCGATCATTCTTCAAAGTCTCTTGAATGAATGCATCTGCTTGCTCGTCATCCAATTTAATCGAGGCCTGTTCGTTAAAGACCAGGCTTGCAATCTTCTTAGCAGCGGTCCGAGCAATTGGCAAATGAGTCGCTTCTCTTTGCTTCTTGATGCCATCTGAGTTTATGTAAGTTATCTTCTCAACACTGCTCTGATAGTATCTTAGATTCTCGTTAATCCGTCGATACTCTGCGTTTGTTATTGCGATTTTAGGATGGTCTGTAATACTTGTCAGACTGTCTGTCGTCATTGCATATCGGCTCCTTTTAAAAAAATTCTTAATGGTTTGAATAACTCCCATTTCTTGCTCCTGTTAAAAATTGGCGTATTTTTTATAAAACGCATTAACACTATATCTAAATTCATCCATAGCGTGATTATCCTTATCGATAGGCTTTCCATGATCATCACGACTGTAAAGACCAATCTCTTTCAAAAAGTGATAATGGTCGTACTCTTCTTCTTGGTGATTGATAAGCAAGAACTGACCTGAAGAGATGATGTTCTGACCACGTTCAATCCCTACCTCGATGCCTTTGGCTTTACTGCTGACATCATGGGCGTTGTTCAAAGCCCCTCTTGTCTGAATCCCTAGTTTGTGCAATTCCTCTCGTAAGGATCTACACGCTGGGTCAATCCAGACATCTGTATAGCGCATTTGATACTTGCTAACACACCACTGAATGAACGCTTTGAGTTCGACAGCATATGTAGACATGGCTTTGATTTGGCCAGTCTCAGCCCCACTATGATAGTAATGAGCTACACGATTAAGCCTAAAGAAAGTCTTGTTGCCCTCTCTATGTTTAGTAACGATGTTACAAGCCATTGAGGTGGCGTCAGATTGCCCGCCGTCGCCCGTGAAATACATTTCAACGGGTTCGCCTACTAAGTTGTCCTTGATGTTCTTCTCGAGGTCAAATAGGCCATAAATAACGCCCTGAGGCATGACACGTTGACCAAGAATATCTCTCTTATAAAGATAAGGATTTTTCTTAGTTGATTGAATAATGGAACGCTTACGCTCTTCTGACAGAATGGGATTGTCATCCATGGTCCAATGCGTCCAGCGTGTATTTTGGACGTCAAAGACATCCTTAATAACTGGATGCTGTGGTGCTGGAGGGTTTAGGTCGGCTAGATGATATCTGAGCTTAGCAGCCCACGTCCGTCTGAATGCTTCCTGGATAAAATCCATATTCAGTAGATTGATTTCACAAAAAACAACTGAGCCTAGCGACATACCAGTGATAGCACCAACGCTATTAGCTTTACCGCCCCCTTTGTAGTAAACACGCTTTGTGCCGTTTGGTGTATCAATCAAGAGGTGATCTCCGTGCTCATCGTGTTTGATTTTGCAATTACCATCGAAGATGTGCATTAGACCTGTACCGTCACCGTCAATAAAAAGGCGGTAGGCTTGCTCTTGGTTGTATGCAGCGATCAGATGGTTCTCGTCTGGTGACTCAATCAAGTATCTTGCATACCTAAAATGACCAGCGGTTGTCTTACCGCTTCGAGGTGTGCCCTCGTTGACTTCAAGCTCATAGTTGAACGGCCTGCGAATGATGTCGGCTTGTTTGCTTGAAAACTTAATCTTCAACCTCGTCACCACCCTTCACTGCGTCAAGTAAAGACTCCATGAGAGATGTGTCGGACTTGGATCCTGAAAGCTCTTGCTCTCGTTTCTTATTATCCAATTCAAGACGTTTGATACGTGCTTTTTGTTCCTTCTTATCAAGGGTGTCTTTTGCATCTGTCGTAGTCAGCTTGCTGATTTGTTCAAATGCTCTAACGTTACCTTTCATAGCTTTCTGCATCATAACCATTGCTAAAGCCATCTCGTTGGTCGAGTCGAAGCCTAGCTCTTCGAGTTGCTTCTTCACGTTTGGGCTTGCAACTTCGGCTTGTAGAATCGTTTCAAAAGCCTTTTTCAGGTTCGCTTTTTTTCTTCTAGCTTTGCCTGAAGCTTCTCCTGCTTTTTTTGCATTTTCTCGGCGTTCGCTCGGAGTTCGTTCTGAATTTTTTATCAAATTTTGCTCATTAGCCATCGCCTCACTTCCTTACTTTTTAAATAATTTAGTTCACTTTTTCAGCAGTAAGCCCTGTTTCTTCTTCCCAACGTCTAATCGTCCGTGCAACGTAGAGCGGGTCAAGCTCCATACCGTAGTAGATGCGTTCTGACTTCTCGCATACCATGAGAGTAGAACCGCCACCATTGAAGCTATCTAATACTCTGTCGCCTTTCTTGCTAGAGTTCAAAACACACCTAGCAATCAACTTCAGAGGTTTCATGGTTGGGTGAATGTCGTTTCTAACTGGTTTATCTTCGTAAAAGATAGTTGTTGGAGTTGTATCTTGCATGGTCTTGATGTAAGAGATTAGCTCGCTCTTTGTCATTTCTTTTAGGTTCTCTTCGTCTTCTTCAATGACCGTGGCTAGTGAGCGATTATCTACAAAGTAATGACTCGCTCCATCTTTCCATCCATACAGGCAAGGCTCGTGCTTCCATTGGTAGTCTTGACGACCTAACACAATAGCATTCTTGACCCAGATAATAGACTGTTTCAATAACCAGCCTGTCTCTTTGACTGCAGCTCTAAAGTTCAAACCTTCAGAATCTGCGTGCCAAATATAGAACGCTCCTCCTGGTTTTAAGTGGTTGTTTGCGACTGCGAATGCATCTCGTAGGAATTGCCTAAAGCTGACATCGTCCATGCTATCGTTTAGGATTGTCATGGCTTCCTCTGTTCCGCCCTGGTAGGCTACATTGTATGGTGGGTCAGTCACATAAAGGTCAATCGTCTCTCCGTTAATTAGTCGAGCCATGTCCTCGGCTGATGTGCTATCTCCGCACATTAACCGATGGCGCCCTAACTGGAAGATGTCGCCATACTCGATACCTGTCTCTTCTTCTTGAAAAAACTCCTTGGCATCTTCTGGATCCTCGGACTCCTCGAAATCGTCCAAAGAATAATCGACGTTCTCGAATCCAAACATAGTCATATCCAATCCTTCGATACTTTCAAGTTCTGCGTAGAGCAACTCTGTGTCCCACTCGGCTATCTCGCCTACTTTATTATCTGCAATCCTAAACGCTTTTATTTGTTCCTATGAAAGGTCGTCTGCAATAATGACTGGTACTGTTTCAAGGCCTAGAGATTTTGCAGCCTTGTATCTTGTATGACCGTTTATAATCTCGCCTTCTTTAGTAGATACAATCGGAACCTTGAATCCAAACTCTTTGATTGAGTTAGCAACTGGCTCTACTGCCTTATCGTTATTCCTCGGATTATTTTCATAAGGACGTAGCCATTGTAATGGTTTATTGATTATTTTCATATTTCACCTTCTGAAACAACCAAAAAACACATATCTAAAAGATACGTGTTTTTCGGGTTATATAGTCTTAGACTTTGCTTTCACAGCTAATTCTGCGAAACGGGACAACAGGGCTCGAACCTGCAACCAATAGATTAAAACTCTACCGCTCTACCACTTGAGCTATATCCCTCAAAATGCAAGGCGACTACTACCTTGCGTGTTAATTAGTAATCAATTTGAAAGTTTTCCTTTTTTTATTTTTTGTAGTCTTTACAACCTCTGAGGGAATCAAACCCTCTAGCTTATAACTTACCTAGGATATAAGTAGCTACGCAATCATGCAAGGTCCAGTCGATAAGCCGACCTTCTAATAAGTTAATGAGTGATATATGAATGCTAAGCCTACTGCCTACCCCATTCTGGGACACAAACACTCAAAGGAGAGTGTGGGATTTGAACCCACGGACCGCACATAGGCGACCACCCGTCTAGCAAACGGGCGCATTCAACCTGACTCTGCCAACTCTCCATGTCAGGGAAGGCTTACTGCCTTACCCTTAATTCTTGATACTACCATTCTAACAGATTTTAGACTTCATGCGCACTCACTTTAGCTCACTTTGTCTGTGATAGTCTCCTCTAGTTCAGCCTCAGCCTGTTTGCGTAATCTGTAATAAGTTGCCTTGCTAATTCTCAAATTGTCGCAAATATCCTCAATGTAAGTCTTAGTAATGTAAGTCATCCTGAGAATAGACCTGCTCTTTGGATTTTTAAGCCTGTTGATCATTCTACCTAATTCAAGTTTTCTGTTAATGACCTCTTTAGTATCCTGTTCTATAGCCTGTTTCATCACTACAAGCTGAGTATAGACGTCATCAACTTTTCTAGCTTGACCGCCTTGGACTTTAATGTCTGTCCACTTAGGACTTGAGAGCAAACCTGCCTCAAGCTCATTGATTTCATCTATACGGCTTTGGATGTCCATGTCCAGATCCTGCAACTCTTTCAAGAGCTCTTTAGCCTTCACTCTCTATCTCCTTTGTGATATAATAGTCTGTGCGATAACTATTAGCTGAGACAGAGAGTGTCTTGGCTTTTTTTATGCCCACGAAATATGGATTTTCTTGTCAGAAACGAAATCTTGTCCAGTGAAAAAATTTTTAGATAGATAAAGCTTATATTTGACAGTAAAGCCAGCTCCTAATAATTCTCTTAACGCTTCCAACGTTCTTTCATCTCCTAATCGATTCCTGAGATATTCGTCTCTAACTGACCAAACATCGATTAAATAGCCTGTATAACCTTTTTGAGCAGAAGTTTTTAGTTTTCCTTCTAGGTTATATTTCTTAAAATAACGCTCAAACCATTTAGCATGGCTTTCTGAGCTAAGTTGCTGTACTTCATCGAATAGTGTCATGATTTACCTCCAAAAGCTCTGGATTTTCGTAGATGTTACCGATGATTGTAACATCTAATGAGTCTCCATCAAGCAAATCTTCCATTAATACAGAGTCTCTATTGGTAACATGAAAGCCGCCTTGACACCATTCTATAATACCTTTGTTTATATACAGGGAATCGGACACTTCATAATAATCTTCAAATTGTACTATATCCCCCTCAAAGATTTCTACCCCATTTTCATCAAACAAGCCTGTTGATTGCATAAGGTATTCTTCATCAATCGACCAGCCTTTTAAGTAATTCCATGAAAGTTTTTTGCTATCGTTAGCATAAACATTGTTATTCCAAATAATCAATTCGTCATTAGCAAACATATTTTGGTTATGTTTATCCCACACTCTAAATTTTGGTGTCATAGTCTCACCTCGCCTCCAATCCTTAAAGATTCGTAGTTGTCTTGCGATACCACGAAAATGCCGTAGTTCTGTATTGTAACTGTGTACAGGTCGCCTATTTTTTCTTTGTGAACGACTCTGCCTTTGATTTCTGCGCCTTGATTATCAGCTTTATAGATAACCATCGGGCGCTTTTCTTCTAGTTTTTTTATGTGGATACTCTGCCAGATATTCAATCCAGCAGACAATAATATCCAGATTGCGATAAATCGTTTCATTTTGCTCCTTCGTTTCTATAAGTGAAGAAAGACATCACTTGTTTTGGATTTATATAAGCATTACCAACGTGCATTAAATGTCTATTGTTAAACTGGCTAGTTAATTTTGTAACATCTTCTTCGCTACAATTAAATAATTCGATTTTGCTATTATCAAGCAAATAAATTACAATTTTCATTTTTTCCAACTCCTCAACTCACCTTGTGGCTTTCCAGATTTCCAAATTCTTGTCCATGGTTTACAAAATACGAACCAATCAGGATTGCATCAGCCTCGTCATCTTTGACGTTCAGGTTGAACGTTTCGGACACCTTAGCAACGGCCTGCAGCTTCATTGATTTCTTGCTTCGGTCTTTGTAGCTAAATTTCCAGTACTTGCGCCAGGTCGACACGTTCACAAAGTACACATTGTCAGCAATCAGTCGACCAAGGATGATACCTGTCACAATTCCGATGCTAATCATAGATTGCTGATTTGGTCCCATGACCGAATTCTTCTCGACCACAATCGATTCAAAATGGCAGTCGTACTTCTGGAGTGCTCTCGATTGAATAGCTCGCAATTCGCTAGCCATGAAGCGCCCACGCTCAAAGAAAGACTTGCTTTTATGTTTTAAAACACCACTCTGGACAAGGTCAGAGCCGTGAAACACGGCCCATCCTGTCGCAGTAGTTGAAATGTCTAACGATAAGGTCAGAGAACTCATTGCAATTCTCCTTTGATACCGCAAAGGTCGAAGAGGTTTCGCTTGTTGTTCTCAATGAACTCAAAGAACTTCTGAAGCTCGGCCAAGTGGCGTTTCTCCCTCTTGACTCCAAGGCTCGTATGATACTCTGTTGGTGTTTTCGGTGTTACCCTGATGTCTAGCCAATAAAGAGGCTCGAACACGTCGCCGTTCGTATCAAGAGAAGCATCTGCGTCCGTATTTCTGAAATGCATCTGCATATCATATTCAATTTTGTTTGTAATCGTGATGTTCTTATCTACGATTTCTAGTGTGATACTTGTTCCTGGTATGTCGATTTTATTTAGCATTTATTTTTCTCCTTTATGCTACTTTTGGTACTAATTTTGTTTGCTTCATCCATTCGTTGGCTATGTCCCAGACTTCAGTTGGGACGTCTTGGTTATATTTGCCACGAAACTGGACTATTTTACCCTGCTTTACTTCCAGTGTGTAAAGAGGCGTTTTTGGTTGACTTGATAAGCGTACAAACACTATCAAAGTATCCCCTTTGAAGTGCTTATCTGTGTATGAGCTTACGCAGTGATGCAACTTCTTCCCTTCGTAGATCAGTTCGGCCACTTTTCTAGGGACATGGAATGCGTAACCATGGATGGTCCTATCCATTCCTTCTCTAAGTTTAAACTCAGATTCAAGCTGCTTGCGTTTCTTCTTATCTTCCATTTTGCGTTTTTCTTCAACGAATTGATTATATAATCCAACCGTGTGATTGTGCATGGCCGTAAAATCTTTTGGCACAAGCATAGCATCGCCTTCAGGCTCAATACCCATTTCTCGAAGCATTTTGAGGTAATCAAGATATTCATTGAACTCAATGCTATTCTTGATAATCCAATTTTGGAACTTATTGATCCCTACGCCTTTCGGTATATGCTTAATGTCGTGGTAAGTCAGATAAGACTCAATTCCAGGCACCAGCTGGCCGTTCCGCTCTTTCAACCGACGGCTCAATTCAAATTCATTGAAACTACGATTTGAATTCTTAAAGAATTGTTTGTTCTTCTGAAGCCATCTACGGTTCAAGGTTCGCATATCTACGGTTCTTGTGAATCCAAACCTATAATTTGGATACATGATTTCGTTGGCCAACCTATAAGCATGAATTTTCTGAGCGAATTCAATTTCAAACTTGTATTTGTAAAGCCGTTCAATTTCCCAGTAATCGATGTATCCAAACTTCAAATATTTGAGCTCAGATACTTTTCTAAGTCTCTCAGCCCAGTTGTTTGGATAAAAAATATTTCCTGTGTAAAAACCGCCACTAAAGAAATTGGCGAATAGATACGGATAAAATTGTCCGTTGAAATCTTGGCCAATCTTTATGTGTTTGTCATTTTCAAATCGCTCTAGATTAGTAAGTTGAAAATCGATAAATTGTTTCCCTTCGACCAGCTTCGAGCTAAATTCATAAGATTGAATTTCGATACGTTTCGACGTGCTGAGAATGATTGAGAAAAAGTAGGTCTTATCATAAAAAGTGAGACGTGAAGACTTTGTCAGTCGCTTTTCAATACAATGACCAAGGTTCAAATCTGAAGCAATTATAGTCTTGTCCTTATTGCTCCATTTGTACGTTGTGATTTGCGAGTAGCACCAGCTCCAGAAATCTGCAGGTGGCTTCAATCGTCTATCTGCTTCTCGCTTGCATTGTTTGTTGATCTTGCTCATGCTAGTTCTTCAAAAAGGTCCAATTGGCCTTCGACTACTCCTTTCTCCTTCTTAATTTTAGGCTTCTTGATGATCTCATCACCTGGACCAGCGCCTTTCTTAATTTTAGTGACATCCACATTTTCTTCAGGAGAATCCTGAGTTCTCTCTTCCTTTTTCTTCTTGATAGATTCGACTGGTACCTGTTCGATATTGGATACTTTTGAATTTGAAATAAAATAGTCTCGAATCCATCCAAAAACAGTCTCGTCATCGATACAAGCCACTCCGTTTTCAGCGAAGCTGCGAGCTTTTTCTTTTGCATATTTTAGAGCGCATGTCAGAGAATATCGCTCTTTTAAGATGCCTTGAAATAGCTCTTCATCTTCTTGGTCACAAATCCAGTTATGAATGCGATCAAGTGCGATATCGTGTGGTTTATTTAATTCCTCTAGCAACTTGGCCAGGGCTTTTTCTTTGATTTCATTCATGTTATTTCAAAAAAATGCGACTGCCTTTGTGATAATTGGCTAAATACGGGCAGCCGCTCGTCCAAGGTCACATGACCTTCATTGACGTTTTCTAGTTCGCAGTTTTACAAGAATACACGGCTTGTTGGTTTTTGAGTTATTCATAAGATGAAACTTTGTAAATAATCAATGCTGACGTATGCCAATATTCAGCGCTGACTCCACTGTCAGCGACAGCAGACACGTTTGATTGAAATTTGATGTCAATCAACTTAATGTCTGGATTTTCGGCAAGCCAGCTGTTTATTTGATTATCAATCGTCTCGTCATGTGGGTAGTCGGATGATAAAAATACTGTTTTAATCATTTTATTTCCTCACTTTTTCAAATTTAATAATCACTTTCAATCCAGTTACTCGCCGGATTTCCTTGTCTGAAGCATTTTCTTTCAGCAGCTTCAATGCAACATCTTCCATGCTACGAAATGAGCCGATGTACTCATCGGATTCCCTGCACGTTTCGCAGTAATCTGGCTCTTCGTAGCGCCCTAATGTATACCAGCCACCAAGATGATTTTCGTAGAGATGAATCATCAAATCACCTCCACACGTTGACTCAATGCCTTCGACTTGCAGTATTCACAATGACCGCATGGCGTTGCCTTTTCTTTACCCTTTTTAACATCGTCAAGACGCTTAATAAGCATAGATAACTCAGATAACTCGTAATCAAGTTTTTCCTGAGATTGAAAAACAATCGCTCGGGTATCAGGAGTAGATTCTTTAGTCACGGCATAGATAACAGGGGTAAACTCCTTGCCATACTGCTCTTTCAGCATTTTCTTATACGCTGCCATTTGAAGTACATATCCCCAGGCTTCAAACCAGCGAACCTGAATATTTCGTCCGCTTGCTTCATCCTGAACCCAAACCATGCTGTCAATATCTGATTTTGTGGTCTTGATATCCACGAAGTAGCCCTTTTCGACATTGAGGCAATCAATCTTGCCTTTAAATTCCACTCCTTCGATTTCGCCTGTGACAGCAACCTCTTTCTTACCGACATAGTACTCCATAAATTGCTTGTCAGCTTCCAATCGCTCAATCATGCGCTGACCAACTAAGAAGTCAGATTTTAACTGACCTTTGGTTTTCCCAGCTTTCGAAATCATGGCATCTGCATTTTCATCCATAAACTTCTTATGTGCTTCTGGACTTTCAAAATAGCTGTGAACCATGTTACCAACCAAAAGAGCTGTGTTATCTCGTTGGTCTTCCCACTCTCCCTCTAGCTCTGCCAATGCCCGTGCTTCGCACTCCCTAAATCGCTTGTATTGCGAGATAGACCAATATTGACGTGCGGAAGCTACTGAGTAGTAATCTTCTCCAAGTAAATCCAGCGTCATTTCATCTCCACCTTTACTGATTTTGTTTGTGGCTCAAATTGAACGCCGTGAGCATTGAGCCATTCTTTAAATTGCTCCTTTGTTTCCTTTGCGTTCTCTGCTGGAAAAATTAAATCTACAGTAAATTTGTAACCATATTTTTTAACGCCATCCTCAGAAGCCATATTTTGCGATTTTCGGCCTGTTTCTTGCTCTAGGGTATGATTACCCCCCGAACTGCTTTCCGACCCAAATTCAGGCTGATTTTGGGCGTAGAATTGACCCTGAGTATCTTGTTCCGCTTCTGCTTTAGTCCGTCTAAGCTCATCTGCGTCTGCATGTAAGATATCGATAGTATCCAAAGCAGAGCGACCCTCTCTTAGCAAATCAACGTACTTTTCAGGGTTCAAACCTTTAGCTACCGCGATAGCAGTCATTTCATCAATACGCTTTTTTAGTTCGGTTTCCGCTTTAGTTCTTTCAGCTAATGCCTTATCATCAAAAATTGCCTGCAAAACATCAACAAGTTTCGCTCCCTGGTCATAACTGCGAATGTAGACAGTAGGTCCGAAACCAGCTTTAGCTGCCGCTTCTGTAATCTGGATAAGTCCAGCTTCACGTTGCTGCTTCTTAGTAGCTTCTTCTGCAACCAATCCGACAATCATCTTAGAAGTAGCTTGATTGATTCGCACATTATCGGCCATAAAACACTTCTTCTTGCTGAAATCGTCAAAGTAAATAGCAAATAATTTGATGTCAAGTTCTGTACCACTTTCTGCGATTGCAGATTCAAAGGCTTCTCTGACCGTTTCCTTTCGGGCTTCTGTTTCTCTCTCCTCAAACTCCCTGATTTGATTTTTAATGTCTGTCTGCAAAGTTTTGATAGGGTCTAATATGCTATCAACCCAAGCCTTTGCTTCGTCAAGCGGTTTAGAGTATTCTGAAAGCTGGTTTTTAAGTTCTTGTTCAATCTGACGCTGTACTCGTCCCAACTCGTCTTTTACTTTAATGTCATCTGATAAAGTTTCTTCTGTAACGATATAGCCAGTGTATTTCTTTTTATAAGACTCTAAAGCTTGCTCCAAAACTTCTTTGCCTTGGATTTCGATTTCAGCGGCTTTTAGAGTAAAACCAATCTCTAAATCTGTTACTGGAACGAGTTCTAGACTATCCGTTACATCTTTTAATTCTTCAACCATTTTAGAAATCCTCCCCTTCTAGCATGTCCATTTGACCATTTTCTGACTCTTGGTCAATTACTTCGCCCGTTTCTTGATCAAAATCTGGAATCTCATCTGCTGGGTATTTTGTATCTGTGGTTGTCAACTCCTGGTTGATAACCTCTTTTTTTGGTTCTTCAGTCACTTCTTCAGAAGCTCCAAGAATGCCGGCCAATGTTTCAGTCTCTTCTCTCACTGGTTCGGCTTCTTTCATTTGACGATCATTGTCATACTCGTCAGCAATTGTGTTATTGATTGCTCCAGTGAACAAGTCGCTGTCATTGCTTGTGTTGATAAACATTTTAGCCGCACGATTGATAACCGTTCTCATAGCCATCTGGTCAGGGAAGTCGATTTGGACATTTTTCGTTTTCGCCTTAGACCATGACTTGTCAATTTGTTTTTTAGTCATGACTTCAAAGAACTCTTCTCCATCAGTTCGAGTGATGATGCAATAAGCAGCAATTATTGGATTATCTGCGTTCTGCCAATCTGTCTCATGTTTGACTAACTTCTTACGCCCGTTTTCAACTGATACCTCTAGCGTATCCCCTTCGTAGACAACATTAGCAGTAACGTCTTTCACCTCTTGCAAATCTTTAGTAACTTTAATGGTCCCAAAATAAGACATTCTCAATTGGACGTCAGAGCCATATTTGATAAAGTAACATTGCTTTTTAGCCGGGCTTAGTCCTTGGGTTACCATTTCTAATAATGCGTTATAAACGCTGTCTTGAGTGCATTGTTGGAGCAAATTTCCACTGTTGGAGTTTTTTAGAGCATAATATGCCGAACTCAGCGCATTGCTAACGCTATAATTCGGTGCAATCAGGAGCCCTTCTCCCTTCATCGCTTCGATTCGTGTTGCAACATTTGATGTAACTTGCTTCTGTGTTAGTTCGTTTGTCATTTCTTTCTACCTTTCGTTTTCTTCAAATTCCAATTTTCACGTTTTATACGTCTATTTTCATTTTGCAATTTTAAAATAATATTTTGTTGTTCGTTGACAACTTCTCCGGGTTCTCGGTCGAGCTGAATATATTCAGCTCGCCAGTTGTCGATTTCTTCGTGTAGCTCCTGGATCATATTTCATCACCCACATATCGATACTGCCCACATCCAATATAGATGTACTCGCTCGGGTCGAGCTCTTCTCGTTCTTCAGGCGGTTGCATTATATCTCTGTCATAATCAAACATGCGCATACACCTTTCCGAGTTCCAGCACTCGTTTCACATATCTGGCCTTGGATGTTAGTCCAAGATCCAGCAATTCGTTTTTTTCTTCATTATTGGCCAAAAGCCATACACGGTTTTCAAGTTCAATTCTCGTCATCTTCCTGCTCCACCTCTTCAATTTTCACTTTGATTTCTAGTCTTGTCATGGCTTCATCTACCGACTTGCCATCCAAGACATCCTTGATCATGTGGCTCACATCATAAAACGATTTAGCTCTGGTTCTTCCTTTTTCACTATCAGGAACCAAACCGAGGTCTTGCATAAGTAGAAATGCTACGCTTGCATCGTGCATTGCTTTCTGAAGTTGTTTTATTTTCTTGATTGTACGAATTGCTTTAAACATATTGTTCTCTTTTTTCGATTTGTTCTTTTTCTTTGTAGATTGCCAATTGTTGTTTCAGGTTATAAACTTCTTGCTCACACATAAAGCGACGTATGCGCTCTTCGAGAAGGTCCTCGTTAAGCTCTACCGCTACTACTCTCCAGTCAAGGTTGACTGATTTAATAACACCTTCGAGTCTGAGTTTTAACTTAGTAAGTAATTTCATTAAGCCACATCCTCCTCGTTAGATTGCTTGTTCATGCCTAAAATAATGTCATAGTACGAATGACCAGCAGGGATGACATAGCCTGTCAGATCATCAACTTGAGAACCATCTGCCATAATGTTTATAATTCTTGGTTTCCATTCCTTTTTTACTGTTTTCATGATATAATTACCTCGTAAAGTATTTTGCTTAGTCCCTCAATGGAATTGCCGTTCCAGAGGGGCTTTTTGTTTTATCTTAGTTCATCTATGCTGATGCCTAACGCATCAGCGACTTTGCATATATTAGGCCAAGAAAGGTATTTGACTTTTCCGCTTTTCAGGTCAGAAAAGAAACTTCGATTAACCCCAGCCATCTTAGATAATTGATGTCCGTTCAAATTTCTTTCCTGCATAATTCTGTTTAATTGTTCCCACATGTTACACCTCCAAAAAACACTATATGTTGTTAAGCAAATATATTTAATTACAATATGTTGTGTTTTTCCACTATCTATGCTATAATCAATCTTGACTAGGACCTCTCTCGTTTTAGTCAAAATCTAAACAGAAAGGAGGTTAACAATATGACTTTCGAAATCAACGGACTGGATGATTTTTCTAACCGTCTTGATCAACTTTCAGAGAATGCTCAATCTGTTGCTGGTACACACGAATATTCTTTCACAGAAGTTTTCTCTGATGAATTCATGATTGAACACACAAATTTTTCAACCATTGATGAATTTTTGCTATCAAGCCCAGAAAAAATATCCAATGCAGAGGAATTTGAAAAAGCAGATGAATCAATCCTTGATGTCTTTGTTTCTGAACAAACAAAATTCAATACTTGGAAAGAAATGATGTCTGCTGCAGCTCAAATCCTAATCATGAAGAAACTCGGTTTCTAATTTCAACTTGACCTCGTTGAGCCGTTTAATTGCTTCTTGCAATTCTTCGGCTTTTTTAGCTACTTCTTGGCTAGCTTCTACCAATTTCTCAACATTAGAAATTTTGATGCCGATACTTAAATTCTCCATTTCTTCCCCTTCCCATTTTTGCAAAGTCCTAATTTTGAAATTTCTCTCTTTTATTTATTTAGAGAAGTAGGACTTGTTGTTAATTAATATTTATTGTTATTTAATACTTGTTGTTAGTTAATATTTGTTAGTGTAAAAAAAATTACATGCATTATTTTTACATGTATTATTTTTACATGTATTATTTTTACATGTATTATTTTTACACTTACAAACCTTGTGCCCGTAATTCAGCAAAAAGCCTCTCTTGCATTATTTGAAAACTAAACTCTGATATTTTTCTATCAGAGAAAAACCTAAAGATTCGCGAACCGGTCCCGCGCCCAAAAGATACCTTTATTTCTCTCAAATAGCCCGCTTGTTTTAATTTGTCAAAGTGCTTCAAAACAGTTCGATAATTCAAGCCTGCTCGTTTTGCTATCTCTTCAGGATAGACTTGCCAAGTAGATATATTGCTCAAAACAATCATCAATACACCTATTTCAGCCGCTCCAAGCTCAGGGTCGTTGATGAAATCATTGCTAACAGCGGTATAGTCATTAGTTGAATTCCTGAAAGATGAAATCCACTTTTAAGTTATAAAGTTTTTTCTTATCCATACGAGCTCCTTTCTTTATTGATATGAGTTTTTTAGTTACCATTTTGGTGACTTTCTTGGCAAAAAAATATCTTGCAAAGGTTTATCAAAAAAGCTACGCAAGAAAAACATTTCATCCTGAGTAAAAGCACTTTGCCCCTTCTCTTTCTGACGATATGCTGTCTCAGAAATACCAAGTTTTTGGGCCAACTCTTTCTGTGTAATGCCTTTTTCTTTTCTTAGTTGATACAAATAAATTTGCACATTCCTACCTCCTTATTTTTCTATTTGTTCCTCGCAATTCTGCTATAATGTAGTCAGAAAGGAGGTGATGTTATGACTGATTATCAATTAGAAGCTTCTCTGATTGTCCTTGGCAAAGAGTACGAAAGAGCCAAGAAAGATGGTAAAGAAAGCTTCAGTATACATGTGTCGTTCTTTGATGGACTAGATACTAATTTCCATCTTCAAGAGTTTGCAAGACAATATCCCGTAAGGATTGCCCGTTTGAAGCCTGACCAAATAACTTTTCTAATCGACTGACATCGTTTAAAGGGAAAGGATTGTTTTCTACTCGTTCATTGAACGTAAGAACGACTTCACAACTCTCTAGAAAATGATTGGTAAATTCCACTCGCTCAACTCCGTCCAGAAACATTCCATCGACGAATACAGCAGGGTGGTTTTTTCTCGCCGTCAATAGTACATCGTGTTCTGATGTGTTTACTGCAATTGTTCCTTTCATACCGTCTTACTTTCCAGCGCCCTGAGTTCTATCTCATGGCTGACTTGTCTCAATAGCTTCTCACACGCTATTTTAGCTTCTCTGTACGTTGAGTTCTCGCTGATGAAGTAATCAGCAAGTTCTATGATTTTATCTTCCATGATCGTCTCCAAAAATCGGTCTTAAGACCGATGTAACATCTTCAAAAATATTATATAGTTATGTTATCCTTTACAAGAAAGGAGCTGATGCAAATTGGCAAAATTTTTGAAGGGGACTGTGGTTCAGTGATTCAGTTTGGCTAGGTAACCAACACGTTTTTACTGCGAGTGCGACTGCATGGAGCCTGTCGCTGACTATAAGAGGGACTGCAGCTCTGCTTATAGCGGGACTGACAGACAACTACCGAGCGGCACTCAAAGACTAGCCAAACCACGTTGATTGCAGTGCTGGACGCATGACCAGCGAAGTTTCAACCAGTCGCTTTACACCGACTGTGAAACCTTATCAAAGTGTGCAGGTCTTGACCTAGTGTAAAGTAGGTCAAGACTTTTTATTACTCAAGTTCTTCCTTCCCCCCTTACTTCGTTGAGGGGTTTTCGAGTTCATTCATCTTTATACTCCTTTCTTTTTTGCTCTATGAGCAACAGCTAGGAGAGGAATCGCACCTCTCTACGCTACCCTAGCTTCTTTCGCTTCTCCAACCTTTTCGAGAACTAAGATTGTAAGAGCCATTTCTTGAAAATCTTTATCATCAAATCCGATGACGTCACCATAAACTCTGATGGCTGTTAATAGTGTGTTGTACAATGCGTACATCTCATCTGATGATAGTTTTTCACGATCTAGGATTTCTCCAAGTTTCAACGAGCGTTCTCTGCGGTTCTTAACTTGTAAGATTTCTTTTGCTAGTGCGATTTGTTCTTGTGTTGTAAGTCCTTTATTCATTGTATTTCCCTCCGCTTTGTTTTTGTTATTTCCTTAAGCTTGATTTAATTATATCACCATTTTGGTGACTTGTCAACAGTATTTTAATTAAAAAATAAAAAAAGTTGCGTTTTCGGTGACTTTTTTATATAATCTACTTATAGAATTACTAAAATTGAGGTACGGAACATGGATTTGAAAAAATATATTGGAAACCAAATTAAAACTTTTCGAAAATCAGCCGGTTTTACTCAAGATGGACTTGCTAAAAGATTGAATACTACTAAACAAACTATTAGTAGATATGAAAAAGGAGATAGAAAAGCCAATCAAGACATGCTCTTTGAGCTTTGCGATATTTTCGGTGTTTCAATAGATGATTTTTTCCCTTCTCAAAACGAGGCTCTTCAATCCCCTACCGCATCCTCCATTCAAACCATCTACGACGAACTAAAACCTCCAAGACAAGCCAAAGTCTTGACCTATGCAGAGGGGCAACTGAAAGAGCAGAAAAACGAAGAAGTAACAAAGGTAAACGAAGTATCAGAGAAAGTTGTTCAACTCTATGGTTACGACTACTACGACCACGCTACTTCTGCTGGTACTGGGCAGTATTTGAATGATGTACGAGTGGAACGGATTGAGTTGCCAGTAGATGTAGATGCCGACTTTGTTATACCGATCAAAGGGGACTCCATGGAGCCTGATTATCAAGATGGAGACCTGGTATTCATTCAGACCAGCGTGGACTTGAATGACGGAGTAATCGGAGTTTTCAACTACAATGGAGAAGCCTATATCAAGCAACTTGTTATTGATGAAGAACAGGCTTACTTACACAGTTTAAACCCAGAATACAAGGACATGCCAATCACACCAGAGACGGACTTCCGAATTATCGGTGAGGTTGTGGATATATATCGGGAGGGATGACATGAGTAACGAAAGTAGACCGATGGAAGTGATTAAACACAACCTAGATTGCAAATGCCACAGACGAAGAGAATGGATTAGAGTCAATGATAAGTGGCATGCTATCGAGTTTTCGGTAGACGATCCAAACGAACCTCCTATGACAGAGGAAGAGAAAGCCAACGTGGCCTTAATTCTTCAACAGCACTTATCGAAAGAATAAAACCAACTGTTTCTAAAATGGAAATAGTTGCAAACAAAAAAAGCCCCACGCTCAAAGATTGGACCCAGAGAGCGTGAGGCTAGCGACAAGAAAAACTTTTCAAAAGATATTACCTTTTGAGATGTTTTCTTGTACCCATTTTATCATTTTTTAGGAAATTTTGAAAGAGGTACTACTATGATAACAACAAATAAAGTCGCTATATATGTCAGGGTGTCCACTACCTCACAGGCAGAAGAGGGCTACTCAATCGAGGAGCAAAAAGCTAAGCTCTCTAGCTACTGCGATATTAAGGACTGGAGCGTCTACAAGATATATACTGATGGTGGTTTCTCGGGATCCAATACTGACAGACCAGCGCTTGAGGGACTTATCAAAGACGCTAAAAAAAGAAAATTTGACACAGTTCTAGTCTATAAGCTGGACCGTCTTAGCCGTAGTCAAAAAGACACGCTTTACTTGATTGAGGATATTTTCATAAAGAATAATATAGCCTTTCTGAGCCTACAGGAGAATTTTGACACCTCTACTCCCTTTGGTAAGGCTATGATTGGGCTCTTGAGTGTCTTTGCCCAGCTAGAAAGGGAGCAAATCAAGGAACGTATGCAACTTGGCAAGCTAGGACGTGCTAAAGCTGGAAAGTCTATGATGTGGGCTAAGACGTCCTATGGATACGACTACCACAGAGAGACAGGAACTATTACTATCAATCCAGCCCAGGCTCTGGCTGTTAAGTTTATCTTTGAAAGTTACATAAGAGGGAGATCCATTACTAAGCTGAGAGATGATCTGAATGAGAAATACCCAAAACATGTGCCTTGGAGTTATCGGGCGGTCAGAGCCATACTAGATAACCCTGTCTACTGCGGTTTCAATCAGTTCAAGGGAGAGATTTATCCAGGTAATCATGAGCCGATAATTACAGAGGAAGTTTATAACAAGACCAAGGAGGAACTGAAGATCAGGCAAAGGACAGCAGCAGAGAACGTCAACCCTAGGCCATTCCAAGCAAAATACATACTATCAGGCATTGGCCAATGTGGATATTGTGGCGCACCTTTAAAAATTATTTTAGGAGTAAAGCGAAAAGATGGGAGCAGGTTTAAAAAATACGAATGTCATCAAAGACACCCAAGAACACTGAGAGGCATCACTACCTACAATGATAACAAAAAATGTGACTCAGGATTTTATTACAAAGATGACCTTGAGGCTTATGTACTGACAGAAATCAGCAAGCTACAAGATGACGCCGGTTACTTGGATAAAATATTTTCAGAGGACAGTGCTGAAACCATCGACCGTAAGAGCTACAAGAAACAAATAGAGGAGCTGTCAAAGAAACTCAGTAGACTAAACGACCTCTACATAGATGATCGCATTACTCTTGAGGAATTACAGAACAAGTCAACTGAATTTATAAGCATGAGGGCGACTCTTGAGACTGAACTAGAAAACGATCCAGCGCTCGGAAAAGACAAAAGAAAGGCAGACATGAGGGAGCTGCTAAACGCTGAGAAAGTTTTTTCAATGGACTACGAAGGTCAAAAGGTACTTGTTAGAGGGCTTATAAACAAGGTTAAGGTGACAGCTGAGGACATTATTATCAATTGGAAAATATAA